TGACAGTTTCAAAATTGGAACAAAGTTTAGAGATATGGTCAAAGGTTTGTTAAATGATATGAAAACAGTTGGAGAAAAAACAAAAGAAGTCTTTTCAAGTGCCTTTGTTGATGTAGGTTTAGGAGATGATGATTTTTTCCAAAATGTAAAAAAGATAAATGAAAAAATGAGTGGCTCAGAATTATTAGAGCAAGACCCAAAAATCAATGCTTTAAAACAAATGGCAGATATAGAATTGCAAGTAGCTCAAGATACTGCAGTTAAAAGATTAGAAATAGCAAAACAAACTGCATTAAAAGAAAAACAAATAAGAGAAACATTTTTAAGAGAAAATCTTGGAATTATGAGAGCTGGCAATTTCCAGGAATTAAACATGGAAAAAATGACGAAAGAGCAAAGATCAGATTTAGTAAAAGCATCTTTAAGAGATACATTGGATCAAATGGCTCAACATAATAAAACTGCATTTAAAATAAATAAAGCATTTAATTTAGCTCAAGCAATACAAAATACTGCAAGTGGAATAACAAAAGCTCTTGCTTTAGGACCTATTGGAGTTCCATTAGCGGTTGCTATTGGAGCAATGGGAGCAGTTCAAATTGCATCAATTGCTAATTCAAAATATCAAGGAAGAAGGCTTGGAGGAAGAGTTCAAAAGGGCGAACCTTATATGGTTGGAGAAGGTGGTGCAGAAGTGATTGTTCCAGATTCTCCAGGAACAGTAATTCCAAATAATAAAATTAATTCGATGCAACAACCAGTAAATGTAAACTTTAACATCAACACAGTAGATGCAAGAGGATTTAATGAGTTATTGGTAAATAGCAGAGGTGTAATAGTCAATATGATCAATCAAGCAGTAAATGAAAAAGGTAGAATGGCAATCGTATGAGTGGAGCTTTACCAAAAAATAATTTTGCGACATTAAACCTTCAAAATAATCAGAAGACATTATTAAGTGTAACAGATAGTGGCAAAAGCTTTAGAAGGCAAATACAAGGACAGAGGTTTAGTTTTACGGTTTCATATCCTCCTATGAAACGGTCAGAGTTTGCACCAGTTTTAGCTTTCATTATGAAGCAAAGAAATAGTAAAGAAGATTTTACTGTAACTTTTTCTAATTATTTCAATGCTTTAGGCAATGAAACTGGCACATTACTTGTCAATGGTGCTCACTCTGCATCTGATACAACTATTGCAATAGATGGTTTTGCAAGTGATGGTGCTGGAAGATTAAAGGCTGGAGATTTTATAAAGTTTGCTCATGATAAGGTTTATATGGTTGTTGAGGATGTAACATCATCAAGTAATTCTGCAACAGTTACAATAGAACCACCATTGAGAGAAGCATTGAGTAATAATAGTTCTGTTACTTATGATAGCGTGCCTTTCAAAGTTTACTTAATGAGTGATGTTCAAGAATTTCAAACAAATCAAAATGACAAAGATGGAAACTTACTTTTTTCTTATGAGTTTGATGTAATAGAAAGTTTGTAAATGGCTAGAGGTTTAACAAGTGCAGTCAAGACAGAATTAGCCACTGGAAACATTGCTCCAGTTTTATTAATTGATTTTGGTTTTTCATCTCCAGTTTATCTTACAAATGCAAGTTTTGATATTACATCAAATGTTTCTGGAACATCAAGGACTTATGTGTCAAGCGGACATTTAAGAGGTGTCACTGGAATAAGTGAGACAAGTAAACCTACAAAAAACTCTTTAACAATAAGTTTATCTGCAGTGGACACAGCTTATGTTGGAATTGCTTTAAGTGAGAATATTATAAATGATAATGTTCATATTTACAGAGGTTTTTTAGATGAAAATTTATCTTTAATTGCTGATCCATTTTTATTATTTTATGGCACTATTGATGAATTTAAAATTTCTGATGATACAAATGATGCAAGTATAGTATTAACAATTACTTCACATTGGGGGAATTTTTCTAAAATAAGTGGAAGAGTAACTACTGATAATTCTCAACAAAGGTTTTTTTCTGGTGATAAAGGCATGGAGTTTTCAGCATTGACAATTAAAGATATTCGCTGGGGAAGGTTGTAATGCCCTTTAAATCAATTGGAAAATTTATATCGGATATATTTGATTTTGTAGTCGATACGGTTGTTGATGTAGTTGATGAAGTTATAAGCTGGATTGTACCAATCCCAGAAATACCAGAGTTTGGAGATACAAATCAAGAACAACAAGCAAAAGGTGTATTGGTTAATAAATTTACTGCTAATGCACATATACCAATAGTTTATGGTACAAGAAAAGTTGGAGGTAATGTTGTTTTTTTAGAAACATCTGGAACTGACAATCAATATTTATATATGGCATTAGTTCTAAGTGAAGGGGAAATAAATGATATATCCTCAATATTTGTGAATGATAATCAAGTTACTTTTACTGGAGATTTAGCTGATAATACTCAAGTTACTGTTGCAAGTAGTGATGCAAATTTTTATGATGGTGCAAGTTTAATTACTGTTGAACCTCATTTTGGAAGTGATACACAAACTGCATCAAGTTTATTATCAACTTTAAGTTCGTGGACAAGCAATCATAGGTTAAGAGGTTTGGCATATTTAGCAATAAGATTTGAATGGAATAGAGATAAATTTGGTTCATTGCCAACTGTTCAAGCGATAGTCCAGGGAAAAAAAGTTTATAATCCAAATTTAGATAGCACTGTTACTGGAGGGAGTGGAAGTCATAGAGCAGATACAAGTTCAACTTGGGAATATTCAGACAATCCAGTTTATCAATTATTAGATTATTTGAGAAATGAACGTTTTGGCATGGGGATAGCCAATAGTTATTTTGATAGTAATTTTGCAGATTGGCAAGTTGCTGGGGATGTATGTGATGCAGATATTACTCCTTATTCTGGTGCAAGTACAATTGATCTCATGGATAGTCATGCAGTAATTGATACCTCAAAAAAAGCTATAGATAATGTTAAAGACTTTGTAAGAGGTGCTAGAGCCTATTTAAATTTTACTGGTGGTAAGTATAACATATTAGTCGAAACAACTGGCAGTGCTTCTATAACACTTACAGAAGATAATATTATTGGTGGAATAACAGTTCAAAGTAAAAACAAGAATTCAAGATATAACAGAGTTATTGTAAGTTTTATAAATCCTGGAAAAAATTATCAATCAGATGAAGTGCAGTTCCCACCAGTAGATGAAACTGGTTTAGCTAGTGCAGATCAACATGCAACCATGAAAACTGCTGATGGTGGTTTATTATTAGAAGGTAGGTTTGATTTTTCTATGCTTACAAGCCCATATCAAGCCCAAGAGATGGCAGAAATCATTTTAAGACGTTCCAGGTCAAGTTTAGATATTGCATTAAGAGCAGATGCAACTGCACTTGATTTAGCTATAGGTGATATAGTCAATATTACACATTCAACTCCAGGTTTTTCTGCAAAACCTTTTCGAGTTCAAAATCTCACTATAAATGCTGATCATACAATAAATATTCAATGTTCTGAACATCAAGATAGTTTTTATACTTTTGGAACTCAGCAAGAGGTTGCGACAATTCCAGATACAACTTTACCAAATCCATTAACAGTTCAACCTCCAGCATCTGTTACATTGTCAGATCAATTAATAGAATATAATGATGGGACAGTAATTGTGGCTTTGGATGTAACCATTGGTGCAAGTCCAGATAATTTTGTGGATAATTATCAAGTTGAGTATAAATTAAGCTCATCCTCAGATTTTATAATTTCTGGTTTTGCTTCTGGATTGAATCATAGAATTTTAAATGTAATCGACCAACAAATATATGATGTAAGAGTAAAAGCTATAAATAGTTTGGGCGTATCTTCAACTTATGTTTCAGCACAAAGAACAATAATAGGAGCTATTGCACCTCCTTCAGATGTTACAGACTTTTCAGCTAATGTAAGTGGAACAGAAGTGCATTTATCATGGGAAGCAGTCACAGATTTAGATTTAGCTTTTTATAATGTTAGATTTTCAGAAGAAACAGACGGTACTGCAGATTGGCAGAATTCAGTAGCTTTAGT